TACTCGCGGCGGCCTCTCCGACGGCGCAGCATGTATCCCTGTCATCGGCGTTCGAGAACAACTAACTCGCAAAGAGCGCGACAAGCTCTATGACAACAACATTAACCCAATCGCCAAGTTCCCAGCAGAGGGCATCGTTATCTTCGGTCAGAAGACAATGCAAGCCACACAATCTGCCTTAGATCGCGTGAATGTACGTCGTATGCTCCTTCATGTTAAGAAGGGCATTTCGAACATCTCTTCCACCCTCTTATTCGACCAGAATGTTAAAACAACATGGGCTCGTTTCTTGGGTGAGGCAGAACCGTTTTTGAGAGACGTCCAAGCACGACTCGGCCTAACAGAGTATAAGATTGTTTTAGATGAAACAACTACTACTCCAGACTTGGTTGACCGTAATATCATGTACGCTAAGATTTTCTTGAAGCCAGCACGTTCCATCGAATTCATTGCAATTGACTTTGTAATTCAAAGAACTGGTGCTTCTTTTGAAGATTAAAAGTAAATGATACTATTTATTTGTGAAGACTAATTCATAAGGAGAACTTAAAAAATGGCAAATTTCTGGACAAGCCCCAACCGCGACCCAAAAAGGGCATATAGATTCTTAATCAACTTGGCTGCATTTGATGGAGGCGCACAATGGTACGCTAAATCAGTAACAAAGCCAAAGTTTTCAGTAACAAATCAGGAACACAAGTATATTAACCATACGTTCAATTATCCTGGTCGAGTTACTTGGGACCCAATCACGGTTACTATTGTTGACCCTGTTGACCCTAATGCAGCGCGACAGGCAGCAGAACTACTCGAAGCTTCGGGATACACCATTCCAGGCAACGAGAACGCCCAAATCACCACCGTCAACAAGAAAGATGCTACATCAGCGTTGAAGCGTGTCGAAATCATACAGATTGGCGAAACAGACGATGATGTTTTGGAAAAGTGGGTTCTTAACAACGCATGGGTCGAGTCAGCAACTTTTAGTGAGTTGAGCTACGAGTCTGAAGACTTAAGCACAATTGAATTTTCCATTCGTTATGACTGGGCTGAACTTGAAACAAAAGACGCTACTGGCGATCTTCAAACGTTCTTCACTACAAATCCAAATTCATAATAAGAGAGAAAGGGGTGACTGATGTCATCAACTAGAAACAATCAAGAGAGGCTCGGCAACACTGATGTCGAAGCCTCCAATCATCAAGAACAAACAAAGCAAGAAGAGCCAAATCAACCACAGACACTGAATTTCTCAGTTCCTACTGAATTTGTTGATCTGCCATCCAGAGGCCTCTTTTATCCTGCAGGCCACGTACTTCACGGTGTCGAGAGTTTAGAAATTAGACACATGACAGCGAAGGAAGAAGACATCTTAACTTCTCAATCGCTTATCCGTAAAGGCAAAGCCATTGACCGGATGCTACAAAGTGTTCTCATTAACAAAAACGTCCAAGTAAAAGACCTACTTATAGGCGATAAAAACGCTTTAACAGTAGCTGCCAGAGTGACGGGCTATGGAGCAGATTACATCACAAAAGTAACCTGTCCTGCCTGTTCTACAGAGCAACAATTTGACTTCGATTTGGCCGATCCTGCAATGACCGGTGCCTCTTTCGACCGAGAGAGCATAAACGAGCATCTCGATGGTGTCGAAATGACAGAAGCGAACACATTCTTGGTTGAACTGCCAAAAAGCAATCACACTGTTGAATTAAAAATGCTCACAGGTGCCGACGAGGAAAGACTTTCAAAGTTTCAAAACCAAAAAGATAAAAGCGGCAAGTCTCAAACCTCAACTGTCCTAACCGATACTCTAAAATCTATTATCACTGCAGTTTCGGGAATTAAGGACAGAAAACAAATAAACCAGTTTGTAGACACGATGCCAGCTATGGATTCTCGCTACTTGCGAGGTGTATATCAAAAACTGATACCAAACATTGACATGACTCAGCGTTTTAGCTGCAACACATGCGACCACGAACAGGACTTGGAGGTTCCTGTCACTACGGACTTTTTTTGGCCTCAGCAATGATTATATTGAATCGGTTTACGAAGAAATATTCGCATTAAAATATCACGGTAATTGGCACTTTCAAGAAGCATATTCTCTACCTATTCAGATACGCAGATGGTTCTTAGAACGACTGCAGAAACAAAGAACTGCAGAAAACGAAGCTGTTGAAAACGCCTCCCGTGGAAGAAAATAGAGAGAGATTTTATAAGTCCTCTCTATTTTGCTTTATATACTAATTATATTGTGATATAATATACCCTTGGAGGTTTCGTAATGGAAGACGAATTACAAGAATATACAATTAACTTAAACGCCGCAAAGAGTGGCGAGATAAACGAGAGTTATCTTAGAATGTTTGGATCTGCTATTAAGTCGATCATGAACTCTATGTTTGGCGGCTCATCTGTTCCCGTAACTGTGAAGGGAAGCCAATCTCAGGTTCGCGACTTTGCAAAGGTTCTGGGGAAAGAGAAAAAGTATTTAGATACCTATAGAAAGTTTGGACTCGACAACCCTCGGACCTATCGCAGTCGATATAGCCTCGACTCAGCGGTCAAGAAGTTTGAGAGATCAACCAATCTAAAGTGGCCCTTCAAATAATAGGAAAACGATCATATGACCCCACCGGGAACAGACCCAATAGCAGCAGCCCTGCTTGCCTTAAATGCATCGATTAAAGAGCTTAAAGACTCCGTTGAGGACCAGACGAGCCAGCAGTCTCCTGCTGAGCAATCTACTCAAAACAAGGAAGCTGCAAAGAAATCGAACCAAGATCGCATTGATATGCTCAAAGCGCAGATCGCCGCAGAGACAGATCTGCAGAAGATTCAAGAACTGAAATCGGAGAGAATAAAAGCCCTAATTGAGAAGGTCAATCTATCAAACAAATCGACGCAGCGAAAAGTTGAATTAATCAAGCGGTGGAACAGTATCCTTGAAGCAAACACCGAGGCTATTGAGGACAACACCCAAGCACAAAAGGATGCCGCCGAAGCAGGTGCAGGTCTTGCAAGTCGTTTTGCAAGCATGACAGGCGTCAGCAACGACTTTACCAAGTCTATAGCCGGCCAGACAATAGAAGTGTTGAAGGGTGGTAAAGGATTAGAAGAATTCTCCAAGCACATGATAAAGACATTCACTCCAATGAATGTTTTCACTAGCATCGGTCAGAAAGCCTTCGAAACCACTGCACTTTACGCGGGAAGACTCTTTACAGAGATGGATTCAGGACTGGCACAGTTTAACGCTGCCAGCGGCGCCGCAGGAAAGTTCGATGAAGAGCTTGCCAGATCAGCCTCCACGATGGTTGAGTATGGGGTCAACTTAGGGGCCATCGGCGGTGCTTTAAATACATTAAGGCAAGCATTTCCAGATAGAGAATTAGGCGACCAGAGCGTTAAGGTGGCCGAATCCTTCGCACTGTGGGAAAAGTCAGGCGTCTCCGTAGACGCTGCAACAAAGTCTTACACATCACTCCGTCGCTCCTATAACATGTCGAGCGAAGATGCCATGGGCTTACAGAGAAATATTATGGCCCTCGGCGACCAGATCGGCGTAGGCGGCCCAAAAATGATTGCAGATTTCGCTGCAGCTGCCCCTCGTCTCTCTATCCATGGCAATAACATGGAAGGCGTTTTTAAGAGAGTTGCATCAGCATCATCTCAGTTGGGACTTGAAATTGATGACGTCCTCAGCCTTGCAGAAGGTTTTCAAACATTTGAAGGCTCAGCCCAAGCTGCTGGCCAGTTAAACGCTGTTCTAGGCGGCGGCTTTATTAACAATCTCGACCTTATGAACGCTGCTTTCGAAGATCCAGCTAAAGCTGCGATGATGATTAAAGACGCATTCACCTCAGCTGGAGAATCAGTTGAATCACTCGGCCCAGCAGGGGTCAAAGCTGCAGCAAAGGCTGCAGGATTTAGTGATGTTGGTAAATTTACTTCCTTTTTGAATGGCGAATTGGATGCAGCAGAGCTTGCAGCAGACGAAGGCTTAGATATACAAAAAGATATGCAAGAGTCAGCTAAAAAGTCGATGACTTTCTTGGAGGACATCGATCTTGCAATAAAATCTCTTTTTACCCCCTTGATGCCTGTGATGCAAGACCTCGCGAAACTTATTAAAGACAGTCCAGGAGCATTAAAAGCCGCAATCGTCCTTGGCGCCCCAATCATAGGTAGTGTCATCGGACTGATGATTGCAAAAGCTTTAGCTGGCCCATTCGCAGCAACAGTTGGAAACATAATTGCTTCTCGCATAAACCCCGCAGGACCAGGCGGCGGCGGCGGTGGTGCCCCATTCGGAGGTGGCGCCTTTAAGTGGGGATCTACAATGACCACGGGAGCAAAAATGATGACTGGAATGGCTGCAGTCGGAGCCGGCGCAGCAGTTATAAAAGATCTCTCCGATGCGGCCCAAGGCGACACTTCGGCTGGAAACACAGGCGCACTGATAGGTTCCGCACTCGGCGGCGCAATCGGTGCATTTGGAGGTCCAATGGGACTCGCCCTTGGTATTTCACTCGGAAATTCAGCCGGCGAAATGTTTGGAGAATATCTTGACGAAAAAGATAAAAAAGCAGACGCCAAGATGCCAGAGAAATTAAGCCCAGAAGCCAAACGCCATCAGGAATTAATGGATATGCTCGATTCTCACCAGAAGAAAGGCCAGCAGGTTCAAGTGAAATTAGATGTAGATGAATACGCATACAGGAAGGGCTTCAAGCTCTCAACAGCAGAAGTGTTCAACGGGGGATAAAAGATGACAAAAACAACATTCGACCATGGCATAGGAAACTACTCAGATGGCTCAGATGAACTCTATAAGAGATTTTTTATCCAATTACAACATTTGCCAACAATGCAAAGCGTTTACTTCAAGGCATTCTTGACTCAGTTTGAAGATCAATATACTTCCGACTGGCAACCAGAGCAACTCTTCGGGCGTATGGACCCAGTGAGATCCTTCAGAGGAACTCAGAGGATGATTACTTTAGGATGGGATGTTGTTGCTGCAAGTCTTGGCGAAGCAGAACAAAACTTAACAAACTGTTCTACACTATTGTCAATGCTGTATCCATCTTACGATCACTCAGCCCAGCCAAACCCAGCAAATAATAACGGCACAGAGCAAGTGAGAAACCAAGACGACCCAGACAACCTGACGCAAGCGGCAGCAAAGGGAAAAATAACACAGTCTCAAAAAACGGGAGTACAGCAGAGCAAAGGCAACGCATCAACAATTCACTCTGCACCCCTATTCCGCATTAAGTTTGCGAACTTAATTCAGAGTACCGGTGCCACATCAACTCCAAATACTGCGATTGAAAACGGCCTCGTAGGAACTATTGACGGACTTACTTACGCTCCAGACCTCGAAGCAGGATTCTTTGATCCTAGACACGCAGGAACGGAAAGCGTCCTATACCCTCAGACGATTAAATTATCGTTCGGTTTCCACGTCTCTCACGATCATCCTCTTGGCTGGAACAAGGGAGCTGGCAGCGGATTACGAGCAGGCACTGTCTTCCCTTATCCAAGCCCCAAAACCCCAGGGAAAGAATAGGAACATAAAAAATGTCAAGATACAAGAACACAAGGGTAAAAATTAACAACTCAGAGCTTTATAAGAAGCTGAGAAAAGACAGAGGAATCCCAGGAGGGATGACCCAATATAACCTCACCAGACTCCCGAAATTGACAGTTACGGATGTTGAATCCATCGCTTCGATTGGTCATGTCTGGACTACAGGAGACAGACTCTTTAAACTGGCAGATAAACACTATGGCGATCCCAAGCTCTGGTGGATTATTGCATGGTACAACAGCAAACCAACCGAAGGTCATTTATCTGTCGGCGATTTGATACAAATACCTCTCCCTCTCGATAGGGTGTATGGCCTGTTAAGGATGTAGGCATGAGAGTAGATAAAGAGATAGACATCGCAGACCAAAACGGCCAGACCGCAACATTTAAGTTTTCCGGAAAAGAAGTAGAATCAGGATTCCTCAACTTTGAGGTCACACAGGTTGCAGTTAATGGAATCCGCTACGACGATCCAGCAATCGACACGCAGGCAAATGCTGGTAACTTCGGCGAAACATTTCACTTCTTTGCTGCCGACATCAAGAACTTTCTCCAGACGCCCGTAGACGATTCAATGACTTTCACGCAGGGAGCCACGTTCGCCCTTAGCTATATCGGGCTGTCCCGATTAGCCCTTGATGCTCAAGAATATTTCCAAAACCAAGACAGCGGCCCCAATGCAGCCGACACTGTAAAAGTGTGGAAACCCGAAGGCGCCAACAAATTGGCGTCTATTAGTGATATTGTAAGTGACAACACCAGTCAACGCTCTTATAAATACAACACCACTTTCGTAAAAAAGTTCTTCAAAGGAGAATTTTCCGAAAAGCCAAATTTCAACTCCTCAGCTTCCAATATACAAACCGGTGGTGGATCTTCCAATACCGACATTGTAAGAAAACTCAGCTTTAGAATCCCACTTACCGCACAATACAGCTCTGACGATGGCAAAATGCACTGGACCGGCAACAAGATTGGCGACATGGAAGCTTTCTTGATCGACGACCCTGTTAAAATGAAGTTGGATCGACAAGCACTAAAGTTTAACCTCCAAGTTCCAGCACTGGTAAACTATTGCTACGGAGTCCCTGAAATAATCAACGGATGGGTCGCGCACGTTCCGGGCATCTTCATCGAGGTGGGAGATAAGGAGAAATATGAGAAGCTGATTCAAGAAGCACTCAACGCCGCAGCAGGCGACGGTTCAGGCACCGGCCTCACCGACGCACAAAAGAAGAGATCCCTACCACTCAACGAGCAAGCCATTCTTCTATATAGAATGGGCGAATTGTTAGATTACAATCGCAAATATAAACGGAACATCAAGGAGTACGATAGGTTCGCAACTCTTGAGGCCGAAGGCTCCAAGGATATAGAAATTTTAGTTAATTCCCTTACCGTCCCGCCAGATCTCTCAGCATTGTTCGAGAAGATCCGGCCCATACACCTGTCGGCACTCATCCCGAGGGTGCGCTTGTATAAGAAGTACCCATTCAACGCTAAACGACTCGCGGGTAAGGGAAAGAAAGACCAAGAACCCGTCTACATAGAATATGAATTTGAAGAACACATAGATCCCGATCTAATGAGTAGTACTCTCACCACAAACACTGGCGTTGGACTAGAATCATTCAGCTGGGATTTCAAAGGTGACAACCCCGTCGCTGCAGTAAAGCAAGTCGACGCACAACTAAAAATAAGAGCTAAAAGCGTCGACGCATTGGAGCAACTAAGAAATTCCTCATACTCCTCAGACCCAGGTATTAAAACTTACGCATTCTCAGACATTTGGATTCCTGAATGCCGACGCAAGCAGAACAATGGAACTCGCCCTTACGACACTGACCCCGGCGCAAGAGATTACGAAGAGAAGAAAATAGAGAATGCCGAAACTAGAGTTGAAATTGAATACAGTGTCGACAAGAGCAATCAGATTTTTAAAACAGGCGACGGACCTGAAATCGCAAAGGCTCTCGAAACTTTGAAACTGGCTATAAACCTATCCATAGCGACTTACGAGCTTGACTTGAAAGATGACGGTTCTGTCGGCATCACCTGCACTTTCGTCGGTCGCTTAGACGCCCTCGCGAAAGATCCAAAAGTCGGAAACATCCTGCCGGACCAAACGTTCACCGAAAACCAGAAGGCTGGTTATCTAACTGAACGCAAAGAAGGCCTGGATCACCTTGCCACGATTCGACAGAGGATAGCCGAAGAGCAAAAACGACAGGATCAGTTTGTAAGAGCCCAGCACAGAAACCCGACTGTGACTGACGAAGAAAAAGCCAAAACCCTCAAAGAATACCATGAGCGAATAAAAGAACTCAAAAAGAGAGAATCTTATTACAGAAACACTTTTGACGGTGACAAGGCACAAGGACTCACAGGAGCCTCCTTGAAGGCAGATAATGATAGATACCTCAGAGAACTGGCGTCGAATGAGTATAGTAAAATAAAGCTTTATCGCACTATCCTGAATGGCCTCATAAGACGCAAGGTCGTCCACACCCTCGTGGTTGACCCGCAAAACGTTGCCTTAACTCACGAAGAGCTTAAGACTAAGAGTAATGCTTTACACGTCATCCGAAATAAAGACATGTCCCTGAAAGAACAGATGGTGACTCAAGTCAACAGAGAGGACGCATCGGGCATGGGTAGTTCAAAACACGCCCTGGTTGGAGAATTCGAAAGACTTTCCAAAAGACTCGACAAGGATATTTTCCCTAAATACACCTCTGATGCATATCTAATAAGGTTTTTCTATTTTGGTGACTTAATAGATGTTGTTTTAGACAATATGTATACGGGTGGCGGCAATCCGCAAAACCCAAACGAGGCCCAAAAACTCGACATTCGCACCATCCTGGGACCAATACAGATAAGGAGAAATGTTTTTGATTCTTACAATTTTCGCGGAAATATTGAATTCATGCAAATGGGTGATCTCGTCGTCTCAGATCGATCAGGAACTTACGATCCCAGGTTAACAGCCGACACAAAAGCAGCCATAGCTCAAATACAAGCTGAAAACCCAAAGAAGACCAGTGTGCCGCCGCCAACAACGCAGGAAGTAATTGCAAGTTTGGCAGACGTCCCAATATCTTTGAACCTGTTTTTAAGGTGGTTTTCTGATGTTGTCTCCAACAAGGGTATTTTTGGAAAATCATTTAAAAAATTCTTGACTGAGGCAACTAATCAACTCATCGTCGCAGCTTTGCAAGCAGACAGTAGCCGTCTTCTTTTGCCAAAGCAGGTGAGAAAGATTAAGACAATCAATTGGGAGGCCCATGCAAAATCCGGAGAGCCAGACCCTTTTGGGTTTGTCAACAACAAGGAGACTGGCCTCAAGATCACAGGCACAACAGCGGAGAGAATAACAAAATCACAAACAGGCTCTCAACTGGCACAGGTCCGCAAAGACATAGCAAAGCTCATCCAATTTAGAGGCGGCGCCAATATGAGCGAATATGTTATTATTTATGCCGAACCAGCTCAACCCAATCGCAAATATGACGGCCATCCAGCTCAATATGCAAACGATCTTGATGATGGTGTCTATCACCTGTCCCTCGGTCGCGACGTCGGCGTTGTCAAGGATATTAAGTTATCCGCACCAACATCTGCAGAATTTGAAGCTATGCAATTGCAGAAAGCTTCTAAAACGGATGGGACAATCAAGACAAAGAGGATCTATGACGCAACCGTAACCATGTTTGGCGTCACCTTCTTCCGTCCAGGTCAACTCGTTTTTATTGAGCCTGCAGCCTATGGAAGTCTGGATAACCTAAAAGCACACGGTCTGTGCGGCTACTATTCTGTCATCTCTACTTCAAACAACTTCACAGCAGGAAGATTTGAAACTACGCTTAATTGTACATTTATATCGGAGGGATAAGAAATGAAGCCAACAAGAGGAAGCAACCAGTTATCATCAAAATACTCCTATCTTCAGAGAGAGCTGTATGAAAGAGAAGTAAATGAATTTCTTCAAACTAATCCACACCTCTCTCTCATCGATTTGCGCTCTAAAACCCTCTATGGCAAGGTCGATCTTGATAACAAGATTGTTGTGCCAAGGTTAGAGTATCTCACTTCCTACAACGGAACAACGCATGTCATGCCTTTTGTGTCGAACGCACTAACCGACTTGGCATCACGCCTCCAGAGGAGACAGGAAAGAGGAACCATACGAAAGTCTGGCCCATATGCCTCCCTTCAGGTCACACCACGAGAGCAAACATGGAAAGACGAATACGCTGATTATTTATCAAGCTTAAGGGACGCATACGCGACAGAACTGCGAGGTTCAAAGGAAAGGTTAGATAAACTTGCAAATTTTAAAGAGTTTGTATTAGATTTCCTAAACTTCACGTCGATTGCAAGCCCTCGTTTTCCAACTACGTTCTCTAAGTTCTACATTTCCAATGTTTCTTCACCCTTCTCGTCAGGATGTATTGTCGACCTCAACTCAGAACAATATGGCAACGACTTCACATCTACTTCAAAGTATTTTTCTGACGTAAACTTCAAAACATTCGCACAAGAAGCTCAAAATCACGGCTTTATACTTGATCGTCATGCGCCTTGGCGCCTCGTTGCAAATCTGAAGTCTGAGCCAATGCAGGAGTATATGAAAGCCTCCGGTTATGCGAACATGAAAGACGCTTTTGATAATTTATATTTTAGTCCTTTTTCTCCCGAATTCTACGAGCTGATTAAGATGTTGAATTTTGTTTATGCAGAGATTTTCAAACCTGGCTCTACATATGCGGAGATTTGTTACAAGAATGGTAAAACCTCATATTCTCTAAAACCTCGTGAAGTTTTCGATCCAACCTTGTTTGCGTCGCTCGAGGAAATGACTGAATACCTTGGATATCCCTTCTGGCTCCGAGCTTATGGTTTCATCAAAGCGAGGGAGATAAATAAAGACTTGACGCAGAAAGCCTTCGATGATATAATAAAAGAATCAGTAGTAATTAACAAACACGTTGACACAGATTCAGCCCTGACTTATATTAATAAAAAATTTAATCCGTTAGAGGCATCAACACTTGACCGAAAACCATCGTTTGTTTTCTAGGTGATATATGACATACTTCGTCACTTTGGACGATAAGAAAGAGTGCGTTGGCGTTTATAGCGATGGCGACCTGCACTTTGATGACTTCCCGACCACACTGACTCGCACATGGCGCCCCTCGTTGTCCCTGACCTCGATATCTGCCGATGATGCGGACTTTGCATATCTGTACGCTCAGGGCGAGACTCTTGCAAACCTGTGTCCTCCAGAGCTAAAGCCTCAGTGGGAGGAAGTAAACAAAAGAATGGCAGCATATCAAGTTTCTTTCCGAGAAGCAAAGGTTGATTTGAGCGAAAATTGCTTATTTGACCTCATCCCCATTCGCTATTTGACAGAATTCTGTTACCTCAAGACAGAAATCATTAAACACGTTTTTAAAACCCGAGAAAAGCCCGAAAATTACGACTTCATGAGGCAACTCTGCGTCCTGCTCGCCGAAATGGAAGGGCAAAAAATAAAGCTTAATCTCGCATCCTTAGAACAGAAACTTCACTTGAAGCGAGGACGAGATCTGGCTAAAGATCTGCGTCAAGGAAAAAAGGCCGATTATGTTTCCTACGATGCGTTTAAAACTAAGACCGGAAGACTTTCGGTCAAAAAGGGTTCCTTCCCGATACTTAATTTAGACAAGGAATTTCGATGTGTTATCGAACCAACAAACGATTGGATATTAGAACTGGATTATAACGCTGCGGAATTGAGAACACTTCTTGCTCTAGGAAGCAAGGAGCAACCAAACGAGGACATCCACCAGTGGAATTCAGGCATTCTTGGCGTATCCAGAGACGAAGCAAAAAAGTCCGTCATATCTTGGCTGTATGGCTCGAAGATATCCGATATTGGAAAAAGACTTTCCGAGATCTACGCAAGAGAGACGATTCTGAATAAACATTACGATCCTGTCCGAGGCACCGTTACAACTCCTTTCGGTAGAGTGATCCCTGCCGACGATCATCATGCACTAAATTATTTGGTCCAGAGTACCACTGCAGATCTGGTCTTTGATCGTATGATCGCAATCAGAGATCTCTTAAAAGATAAAAAAAGTTTCATTAAATTCTGCCTCCACGATTCTGTGGTGATTGACTTGGCTCACGAGGAAAGGTCTGTAATTAAAGAGGTTTTTAAGATCTTTTCCGACACAAAGCTTGGAAAATTCAAGTCATCCATCGCTGCCGGAACTAACTTTGGCGAATTAAAAGATTTTAACATTTAGCACTATTCGATCTATAATAAAACAGTAGGAGATCACATGATTAACATTATTGGATTAGGCGATATGGGCTGTAAGCTCGCCGACGAATTCAAAAAACACGACAACTATGATGTCTATAAAATTGGCCATGGCTTGTCAAAAACCAAACGTACCAGAGCTATTGAAAAGCAAAAGAACATAGAGGATTATGAGAAAAACACTCCACCTCTTAAGCACTTCTTCAAGGAACTTACTGGTCGTGGAATCTTCATGGTCAACGGCGGAGAACCTATTGCATTGGCCTCTCTAAGGGTCTTGGAACACACCAGGCCTTGGTCTACAGCAGTTGTGTATATTCAGCCAGATCTGTCCTCCTTAAACGAGGAGATGAAAAGATCAGAGAATCTCGTGTTTAGTGTGCTGCAAGAGTATGCACGTTCTGGAGCAATTGCCAAAATGATTATCATCAGCACCAGTAAAGTGGAAGAAGCTATGGGTGAAGTTCCAATCATTGGCTATGAGGAGACTTTTATTAATTACATCTTCTCTTCTTTGAACTTGATAAATTACTTCGAACATTCTGAACCCGTCTTGAGTGTTGATTCGGACGCCGTTGACTGGTCTAGGATTATGACTATAAGCATGGTGTCCCTGCAAGATGCTGCAGAGAAGCCGTTCTTTGAGCTTAAGGACGTTCGCGAGAGAATGTATTTCTGCGGAATCAACGAGGACGAATTGAGAAATGACAACAAGTTGTTAACAAGATTGAAAGACCTCATAGACTCCCAGCGAGAAGGCGACCAGAGGACTTCATATAGGGTGTATTCCACAACTTATGATGAACCGCATATATTCTGCGTCCAATCCTCTGCCGCGATACAGCAGAGAGATTAAAGCACTTGACACAAGTGCCTCACCCGTGATATAATGAAAACAACAAAGGAGATATTCGTCACATGAATACAAAAAGTTTAAAAATCAAAGTAGAACTGCCAAACGGCACCATCACCACCGCCCCGAAAGATTATGAGACTCCACCTAGCGCCAAAGTGTTGCAGGCGGAGGTGGACAGCTTTTTAGCTAATGGCGAGGGTTTTTTATCAGCGTATCATTTCTATGTGGATAGAAAAACCTTGAGGTTGCATGACGCCTCGATTAATGTTTCCGCCAGAGGCAAGGTGTTGGATGTCGCCCATGTAGAGAATTTGGAAGATAGCATCCTCATCGCAGCAGAAAACGACTCGAGCTACGACGGCATTCATGACGGTTTTCCAACAATCGTTAATCCCAAAGGGCACCTTCAAGTTCAATACTATCACCACGGAATCGCCGCAATGTTCCGACTGGGCTATAAGCCTTACTGCACTTACAGTGATGAGAACGATTTTGGAAAGATCGTGATCGATGCAGGGATGGATAACGTTACCGGCAGACCAAGAAAGCCTCTCAACAAGTCCACCGCGCCAGGATATCTGAGAGATACATATTCAGACTGGCTCAAAGCAGCAGGCATAAAAGGTCGGCTGACAAAAGATAATGCGGACCAAGTAGTTGATACAATCCGAAATTATAGCACCGACAGAAAACCAAATTGTGGTCAAGACTTTCCATTGAAAAACAGTAGTATCAAGAAAATTCTTCTTGACGTTGCGGATCATAAAGCAAGAAGCAAGAATGGCTTCATTGATGTCGACTCCACGACGCTCCAAGGTACGATTGGCTCCATGGTTGATGATGGCTCTTACCCGTTGGGTTCTTTATCTTCCAAGATCGCAAGAAATGCAGACGGTGAAGTGCTAATGAGTGTCCCAAACAAGAAAAGCTTAAAAGGAGGTTTCAGTGAGGAAGCTAAGAAAAACACCGACGACAAAGCCTACCATGTTGTGATCCCATCCAGCGGCATGGGCTCTAAGGGTTCTCAATACACTCAAAACAAATTTAAAGCCCCAAAAGCAACAATTGTCCCCATTTATCACAACAACACTTTCGATAAAAAAGGTGCAGATCTTCTTGTTTCGCTTTATGATAATCTTGTGGCGGAACGCTATAACGACGGCCTTGAATGGAGGAGTACATCAGCCCGTATAAAGATTGACGGCAAAGAACCTTATGGTCCTATTCTTTTTGCACAACAGGCACTACCTGCAACTGCTCAAGCAGCGGGATATCCTGACGAAAAACCTTTGATGACTTGGGAAGATGTCTGCAAGTGTTACGAAATTCTACTCACCAAAAAGAAAAAAGAACTCAAAGCTACTCAGGACGCTATCGCCAAGAAGCAATCTGAGTCTTCAAAGATATCTGCACTAACATTACACTAATAATCACTTGACACAAATGTGATCCCGTGATATAATAATAACATAACCACCAGCATTAGGGGATATTTGCCCTAATGACTATAACAGGAGAAAAATAATATGGCTATTGATATGAGCAAAATGCGTGACCGCTTAAACACGCTTCAAACAAAGAGTAACGGAGGCGGTTCTTCCGCATTCTGGCGCCCATCTGACGGCAATCAAACAATTCGGATTGTTGCCCCTCAAGATGGCGATCCTTTCAAAGATTTCTTTTTCCACTACAATGTTGGAAACAACTCTGGATTCTTATGCCCCAAGAAGAACTTTGGAGAAGAGTGTGCGGTATGCGACTTTTCAAAGAAGCTCTACAAAGCTGGTGACGATGAAAGTGTCAAAATGGCTCGTGAACTCACAGCCCGTCAACGTTTCTTCTCTCCCGTGTTGGTTCGCGGAGAAGAAAACTTGGGTGTTAAGATGTGGGGATATGGCAAAATGGCATATGAAACACTTCTCAATCTTGTATTGAACCCTGAGTACGGTGACATTACCGACATTGAATCAGGAACTGACTTGGATCTTCACTACGGTAAGGCCCCAGGACAATCATTTCCTCAAACCAAACTAACGCCAAAACGTTCCACATCCTCAGTTTGCAAGGAAGCAACACCAGAGGCATGTAAGGAAATTTTGGAAAGCATCCCTGATTTGAACGGCCTTTTTGAAAAGAAAAGCTCCGCCGACGTCCAGGCATGTTTAGATGAATACCTGTCTGATGACTCTTCTGCCGAATCCTCTTCAAAAGAGTCGGCAAAGTACTCAGCACAGACAAGTGCAGCATCAAAAGTGGATGAGTCTTTTAACGACTTGTTAAACGCTTAAGCAAACTCACCCCCGGTAAAACGGGGGTGTTTATTTTGCGGGAGTAACTCAGTGGTAGAGTGCAACCTTGCCAAGGTTGACGTCGCGAGTTCGAATCTCGTCTCCCGCTCCAGAACTTTAATTTTACAATGGAGGTGCCCCTTGGCAAGAAACAACAAAGACACAACAAAATTAGGTATCAAGGGACTCGCCACCGTCCTCAACAAAAAACGTGGAATGGAAATCGCCCACATGATGGACGACGACAATAATCCCTCGGAAGTGACCGACTGGATTCCCACCAATTGCACCTGGCTTGATGGCATTATTTGTCGCGGCAAAGTAGCGGGAATACCTGTGGGACGAATTACTGAAATCGCCGGCCTAGAAGGGTCAGGCAAATCTTATATGGCAGCACAAGTAGCTGCAAGCGCCACTCAAAAGGGGTATCAAGTCCTTTATTTTGATTCTGAGGCAGCTTTAGACTTTAAGTTTTTGAAAAAAGCAGGAGTTGACCAATCTCTGTTTTTGAGAATCACCCCAGAGTCAGTAGAGGACATGTTCGAGACAATTGAACTAACTCTCAATCAGGGAGAAGAAAATACTTTATTCATTTGGGACAGTCTGGCAAACACACCAACAAGTTCAGATAATACAGGCACTTTTAACCCACAAGAGACGATGGCTCTTAAGGCTCGAATTATCTCAAAGGCAATGCAGAAGTTGACCTCCCCACTTAATCAGTCAAACAGTACTTTCCTGGTACTAAATCAGCTAAAAACGCACATCCCTAGACCCGGCGACCACATCGCCGCTATGATTGACCCCTATGTCACCCCTGGTGGCAAGTCAATGCAGTATGCAGCATCTTTGAGAATTTACCTTACAGGTCGCAAGGCCAAGGCTTCTTACATCCTGGACGACAACGGATACCGAATCGGTAACGAAGTCAAGGCCCGAATTAAAAAGTCTCGCTTTGCATCAGAAGGCCGTGAGTGTGTCTTTAAGATCCTTTGGGGCGATGAAGTCCGTATTCAAAACGATGAAAGCATCTTCGAAGCTATCAAAGGATGCGACAGACTGAAGAATTCAGGAGCATGGTTTACGCTGGTCCACTCTGACGGCACTGAAGAAAAGTTTCAGTCCAAAATGTGGCTTGACAAAATGAAAGATGAAAAGTTCCGCAAATCAGCAATGGAAATCTTTGAAGAAGAGATTGTCCTCAAGTTTGAAAAAAGACAAGGTTCAGCTTCAGATTTTTACGATTTAGACGGTGAGCTAGAGACTGAAAATAAAGAAGACAGCCAATAGCGGAGTGCATCGTGGAAAAACAAAAAAGACTACTAATAGTAGATGGCCTAAACATCTACATGCGAAGCTATATCGCAAACCCTAGCGTTTCCACCAATGGCGACCCCATTGGTGGGTGCAAAGGTTTTCTCATGTCTCTGCAAAAGATCTGCAGAAACGTCAACCCAGATCGAGTTGTCATTGTCTGGGATGGCCATGGTGGATCTGACAGAAAGAGAAAGCTGTGCCCTGGTTACAAGGGAGGCCGAAAACCAGTTCGACTAAACAGAGCGGTCAGAGGTCTATTAACAGAGGCTCAGGAGAAGGCAAACAAGGCATGGCAATACACTAACACAATCGACTATCTTGACCTCATGCCGGTGACACAAATTTGTATCAAAGGATTTGAGGCGGATGACATCAT